TGCGTCACGTCTGACTACGTCAGACCTACGTACGCGTAGATACTCTACGAGTATCGTAGATACTCTACGAGTATCTACCTACTGTCTGACTTCGTCAGTCTGTCTGACTTCGTCAGACCTACCTACGAGTATCTACGCGTATCTACGCGTATCTACGAGTATCTACGCGTATCTATATTATATTACATTACATTATATTATATTATATTATATTATATTATATTATATCTGAAGTTTTGCAGTTTAGCCCCTCGTCCCTCTGACTACGTCAGTCTGACTGCTTCAGACAAAGCTTCTCCCAGAAATTATCTGCACGGGAAGCGGTCTGACGAAGTCAGACAATGAGAATTAATGGCCGGCAAACCGTCACAGACTGACTACGTCAGACAAAGCTTCTCGTTCAGGCACATCTCCCGGCAGAGCCCCACCAGTCTGAGTGCGTCAGACAAAATATTTTTTTCCAGTGCATGATCCCAGAAATTAACAGACAAAATATTTTTTTGCTGCACGGACGGGAAGAAGTCCATAAGGCGTATAGCCATGGACTTCTTCCCAATCATTTCAAACTGACGCAGTCACTTACTAGAGTCTAGGTGATATTAAGTTTGCCTAGGTCAAAAAGTGACCTAGGCAAAGTTAAAGTTTGCCTGACTGTCTGACGCAGTCAGTCCTTTTCAGTCACTTACATGCATTCTGCAAAAGTCTAGGTATGTAGGTATATAGGTATGTAGGTGATATAATACTTATATAAATATAACTGACGCAGTCAGTAGGTATGTAGGTATGTAGGTATAACTGTCAGACGCAGTCAGTCTGACTACGTCAGACAGTCAGTAGGTATTCTGTCTGACGCAGTCAGACAGTCTGACGCAGTCAGTAGGCAAAGTTAAAGTTTGCCTAGGACAAAATATTTTTTTGTGGTTTTAAAATCTCGGTCTGTCGGTCTGTCGGTCTGAGTGTTATTTTCTATTTTCTATTTAGTTATTCAGAAGTGTCCTCTAAGTCACAACTTTCAGTTGTGTGTCCTAGGCAAACTTTAAGTTTGCCTGTATGTGTCCTAGGCTTTCTATAATGTACCTAAATGTGGCTAAATGTGGTTTGTGGCTAAATGTACCTAAATGTGGCTAAATGTGGTTTTCTCTTTCCCTCTCTTATGTATAGGGTAAAAAAAAAAAAAAAAAATTTTTATATATATAAGGAAGGGAAAGTATATATATAAGGAAGAATATTTAAAAAGGGAAAGTATATATAAGGGAAAGTATATATAAGGGAAAGTATATATAAGGGAAAGTATATATAAGGGAACCTTTAACTTTCCCTAGGACACTTCATCTTAACTTGTGACCTAGAAGACGACTACCGAATAGGAAAATAGAAAATAGAAAATAGAATCCAATCCTGCATAACATCCTGTTATAACTAGATTATCTGGATCCAACAATCATTCTCACCTGCCACTTATTCAGTTATAACTCATATCTAGCTTATATCTATCAATAAAAAAAAACTTTACACACAAAGTCGGAAGATGTAGACTAGCTTTTAAGGCATAAACTAAGATTCCCTAGGTCAAAAAGTGACCTAGGGAATCAACTTAAACTCACACATTCAGAAAGGAGAATGCTATGTCCGAGACAACTAAACTGGAAAGGGAAGCTATGTCCACAACTAAACTGGAAAGGAATGCTATGTCCGAGACAAAGACGACGAAATTGGAACTGGCCATTTATATGTCGGGCCTTCGTTACGATGAAGGCCTTCAGTTAACTCCTTATAAGGTCTCCAATGGTCCTTGGGCCATTGGATATGGCCATAAACTAACTCCAGCAGAGATGCGTGTAAAGCGTGATTTACAGATCACGCTAGAGCAGGCAGAGAAACTTCTGCTGGAGGACACGGTTAGAGCAATTTGTGACGCTCGTGTGGTATGTGGAAGTGAATGTTTTAATGTACTTTCACTTCCACGAAAAAGCGTTCTCGTGAATATGGCGTTCCATTTGGGACGCCATAGGTTAAAGAGACTCAAGAAGTTTCTGTCTGCTCTGCAGGCATATGACTATAATGCCGCTGCCGCGGCAATAATAAAATCTAAATGGATTCGAGGTGCTAGAGCCCGACGACTGATCGGGCTGATGCAGCATGAGTCAGATATTTCGTTAACCTGATCATCTATTCCGTTGGGATGGAGGCGAGGTGAGGCCTTGCCCGCCTCACGTCGTCTCAATCCCTTATTCATCAAGTCTAAAGGCACCTATAGCGGGTGCCTTTTCTTATGTCTCAATCCCTTATTCATCAGATCATCTATTCCGTTAAAAGGAAGGATTTCAAATGAAAGAAACAATTAAAGGTCTCATTCCCTTATTCATCAGGTCCTCTATTCCGTTAACAAGAATCAAATCTACTTGATAATGATTCTTAAATATAATTTCTCTGTCCGATCATTTTAAGCTTGATTGTGACAGAGAAATGTACTATAATACTCCTTACTTAGTGAATGAAGAGTATTCTAATCTAAAACCACAACAAAAGGAAGGATCTCAAATGAAGGAGACGATTAAAATCACGACAGGGAAAATAAAAGGATCTGATGGAAATCCTGCATCGATTTCCGTCAAGTACGACTTCGGAGAGAACCTAGAAGACGCAATAGCAAAGTACGGCGAGGACGTCGTCTTCGATCTGTACAAGGCAGCGGGGAGCATTCGAGTGCAGAATGTTGCCCGAACGGCCCTGGTCAACAACAAGACCCGTGAAGAAGCTGTTGCACTGGCAGAAAATTACGTACTGGGGACCTCTTTTTCCAAGGGTCCTCGTGATCCGGTGCGTACTGCCGTTTCGGCAGTAAGCAAAATGAGCCCAGAGGAGGAGAAGAAGTTTATCCTCGAGCTCAAGGAACGGGCAAAAGCATTGGGAATAAAGCTTAACTAATAAAAAAGCCCTACAATCTTTTCAATGGGTTGTAGGGCTTTTTTGGACTTCGTCTTACCACAAATTTGTGTTTTTATGGATCCCCTACCATGAAAAAAACTGGTTTTACTGCAACGATAGAGCTCGTTGTACGATGTAATACGTGCAAAGCCATTCTTTATGATGAGCATATAGCAAAGGAAAGTCAAGTCATTTGGCTTAAGCCTTGTCCTACGTGTATTGCATCTGCTATAAACGTAATACTCGACAATAAAAAAGAAGAATAGAAAAAAGGATACTATATGCTAATTACCCTGTTGCTTATGGACATTTTTCTCTATTGTCTTTCCCTGTTGCTTTCGGTTTGCTTATTCTCTTTGACAGGCTAGGTCAAAAAGTGTCCTAGGCAAAATTAAGAAGGTGGGAAAATGAAAGTATACATAACAAACAAGAGTGCCCATAACTATTCTGACGCAAAGCGTTATGGGGAGCTCGTATTTCTTTCTGAGGGAGCCATTAACAAATATAATACCTCTCAAATGGTCCGGCAATTTGAGGAAGTGTTTAAGGATTCTTCGCCGGACGATTATTTTCTGCCCACATCTCTTAATATAATGAACTGTATAGCCTCGGCTCTGCTTGCTATACAGCACAAGAAGGTTAATTTTCTGTTGTACTCAAGTAAGGGATACGTAGTACGGCAGATAGATTTTACTAATATCAGTACAGAAGAAAAGGGGTAGCAAATGACAGTGAAAAGAGTTATGGTCATGAAGAGAGCTATGGTGGTGTTGAACGGGAACCACAAGCTGTTCCCGGAACAAGTGGACCTGCTCAACGACCGGTTTGGCCCCATGAGTTGGGGGATTTTAACAGTCCCACCTGATGGGTGGAATTTATCGGAGATCAGCGACTGGGTGGAAATGATTAGGCCACCCAGCTGTTATGATCTTGTCATAGCTTCTCCTATCCCCGCGCTGTTGGTCAAGTTGGCCAACAGCCGGGAGGAGGTACGGCCCTTGCTGTGGGCCTTCCATAACGATCAGAGGACCTCGAAAGAGGTCCCTGACGGCAAGGGAGGGGTAAGACTGATAAAAACAGTCTCGCCCACGGGGTGGAAGTTAATTTGTTAAAATATAAATTAACTTTGCCTAGGACACTTTCTGACCTAGGCAAACTAAATATCTAAGGGGTATACATGAGAAAGGGACGAAAGGGCCTAAACATTCAAGGATACGTAAGCCCCGTTCTGGTGGCAAGGGTACACGAACAACTTGTCGCCAGAGGATTGTTGGTTCGAGCTAACTCTTATTCAGAGATAATAAGAGTTAGTCTTGAGATAACTTTGGGCTTACTTTCGAGTAAGCCCCAACCAGAAGTAGTGTCTACAATTACTTCTGCTAGTTCGGCTTTAGATTATCTCAGGGCTAATGGTCTGTCTGTGGCTCAAATGTCAGACAAGACAAGACAGCGGGCCCTGCATGACGAGCTCGCAGAGGAATATAGACATTACGAATTTCCTTCGCAGTCGTCATCTGATGTACCACTTGTAACTGAAGAGCCCGACACTGAACCTACATATGTTCCAGATATTGATGTGGAAGAATATTTAAAAAGGATCATGTCCATTAAAACTTACTCAAACGACTAAACAGGAGAATCATATTTTTATGTGTTTATGACAGTTAGAAAGGGTTAAGAATGACATCCGAAGAAAAAAAGTACCTAATCATGCAATATATGGAGATCCCCCCACCTGTGGATCTATTGTTTAGTCTAGTAAACGATTATTCACCTGATGTAACTATAGCAGCAGATTCATTTGCGTATGCCAATGAATTATACGAAGATTAAAAAGGAGACAGGTATGAAGAATCGTGTAAACCCCGAGATCAAAAGGAAAATTTATGAGTATGTATCAGAAATCCCGTATACGGCTCCTCAGTCTACAGCAGAAATAAGGGACGGTCTAAAATTAAACATAAGGCCTCATACGTACTCTATCGCATTATGTGAACTGGTACAGGAGGGTCTAATCACAAGACCCGCTCGTAACAGGTACCACATGTACAAGAAGGGGATTCCACAAGTTCAGGCTAATACAGCAAAAAAACCCAAACCTAACCCCATGAGTCTAAAGGAAATAAAAGAGGCATTAGATTGGGTATTTAGTGTTTATATTCCACACCTCGAGCAAGAGAACAAAGATCTATTTAATTGTTTGGTACGTTACGGTGCCATAGCTCGTAAAGCTAAGGTGATCTATTACGAAAGGCGTGTAATAGACTAGCTTCTAACAGTATAGAAGAAAAGGAAAAATCCCATGACAACGACTCAGACTCAAACTCAGACTAAGTATAACAGCAACATTGACACAACTAAGCTTAGTACTTTCGTTGATTGCCCACGAAAGTACTTTTTCGAGTATGAGTTGGGGTGGCGACCCGAGTTGACTGACCATAACCTGATTTTTGGTGAGGCATGGCATGCGGCACTCGCAACCCTCTACCAGATAGGAAATGAGCCACTTGGAGGAATGGCTCCTATTGATATTGCATACGTGAGTTTCCTAGATGTATATCGCCAGCATTTCCAGGAACACACGGATGATATGTACGCACCTAAGTCGCCGTATCTTGCGTATGAGGCTCTTCAAAACTATATAGACGTATATTTTTCCAAGGATGTCACGACCTATGAGGTACAACACATAGAGGCAGTTGGATATGTGTTCATCGAACTCATAGGAGAAGAACCAAGAGATCCTGCAAAGTTATACTTCCGACAGGATCTTATAGCTAGAAATCGTAATGATGGAACAATCGTCAGCATTGAACATAAGACAACTGGGCGCGCTGACAAGAGATGGTACCAACAGTGGCAGCTGAGTTTACAGGTTGGTACTTATACACATGCTCTATATTTTCTGTACAAGTTAGCCGATGTTTACGGCGTCTTGATTAACGGCGTAGTATTTAATAAAAAAGGTCCAGAATTGATTAGAATCCCTTGCGTAAAAATACTTCCTCAGATGTACTCGTGGTACGAGACAGTAAGATATTACCTGACTGCCTTGCACCACGAAAAACAGGTTCTTTCGCAGTGCGCTGAAGATGACTCATATCTGAGAGCATTTCCTATGAACCCCAACAGCTGTACTAAGTATTTTGGCTGCCGGTATCATGATTTCTGTTGCGCATGGTCTAATCCACTACGCTATGCGCATGAGCCTCCGTTAGGATTTAAGGTTGATTTCTGGAACCCGGCTGATCAGCCAAAAAAACAAACCATTGATATTATAGGAAAGGTGATATATGAATAAAAAAATACTTAGTCCAGAAACACAAAAAGAGTTGGAAATGCTCTCGTCTATCTACAACAAAGATGTTCGTTCCAGTTCGTTTCGGGCAATAATTCTAGGCGAAAGCGGAACAGGCAAAACTTACATGCTACGCACCTGTCCTCCTCCTGTTCATGTTGACTCATTTGACCCAGGAGGCACCCAATCTCTTGATGACGCAATCGCAAGAGGTACAGTATTTGCTGATACTCGTTTTGAGGTGGACAATCCTAAGATGCCTTCAGCATTTGATCTCTTCGATCGAGAATTCCACCGAAGAAAAGCAGCAGGTTATTTTGCGGAGATAGGTACCTATTGCCTTGATTCTCTTACTACGTTGGCAAAGGCAGCTTTACTAAAGATTCTTAAGCTTAAGGGCCGTCCTGGCGGAGTACCTCAGCAAGATGACTGGCTCCCGCAAATGACTCTGATAGAAAACGTTATTCAAGAGATCTCTTCCCTGCCTTGTAATGTTATCGTCACAGGACATCTAGATATTAAGGAAGACGCAGTAACCAAACAACTTCTAATGCGACCCATGATAACAGGCAAGCTTACTACTCGCATACCGTTATTGTTTAGCGAGATTTATGTGGCGGAGGCGAAAGATACCTCCAAAGGTATCTACTACTCACTTCTCACACAATCAACTGGCCGGTACCTGGCGCGTACCAGGCTGGGGAAAGGGGGAATATTTCAAATAAGAGAAGAACCAAATATAACAAAGTTACTTGAGAAAGCAAAAAAGGCACTTGAAACTACTAACTCAAACGAAAAGGAAACTACAGATGAGTAAAACCAAAAACACGAATGATTCCGCTCCCTTCGATACTTTTGAGGACCTTACATCATTTGTTCCCAATTTTGATGATGTTTATGATGAAGTAGTGCTTCCTGTGGGAACAGAGGCCCAAATTCAAATTGTCAGCGTTGACCCAGGAACAGACAAGAACGGAGGTACGTACTGGAGGCTCCGTTGCGAGATTTTGGATCAGCCCACGGCAAAAGACATAACTACGTTTATTTCTTTTCCTGGGCCTTCCGATGACGCGAAGCGCGTCAATCGTAAGAAGTTGTCCCTTATGCGTATGATGCAGTCTCTCAAAATGGACCTGACCAAGCCCTTTAGCCAGTCTGATCTGATTGGGCTAACTGCTTGGGTTATTTTAGGTATCCAGTCTTCAGATGAGTACGGAGATCAGAACATTATCAAAAGATGGCTGTAGCTGAGTGTTCTGATAATAGCTTTGTAGGAACTTAATTAAGATTGCCTAGGACACTTTTTGTCCTAGGCAATCTTAATAAAAAAGGGAGACTAAATGAGAAAGTTCATTTGTAAAGAATGTGGATTCTTTTTTGTATGTGATGATTGCTATGATGAGCTTTTTCTGTGCTGTCCAAAGTGCGGTACAGTTCTCCAAAGTCATCCTATTACTCGAAATTGTCCTGAATGTTAACTAGGAGTACGGCTATGTCTTTACCTTACCGACCGAGGCTTTCAGTAGAAATAAGTGTAGAGCAGTTTAAAGCTCTACAAGTAATTCCTCATGGCCTAAAAAAACCTCTATTTTTGGCAATAATAAACAACCTTATAAACCTTCTGTCTGAGCCAGACACACGGCACAAAGTAATTACGGCAATAGTAAACGAACAATTTAACTTACCTAAAGAAATCTTCGAAGAGATTATAATAAAGGAGCCTTAAATGGCAATGCTTAAGGACTTGGTTCCTTTCTTTTCGTCTTTATCCACCGAAGACCAGCTAGCTTTAATTTCTGACATACGATTCCAACGTCACACATATACAAAGACCAAAAAAACCACAATAAAGAAAAAAGAGAAAAAGATTACCTTGGTGTCCTCTGGTTCTGATCTTATGGCTTTAGTGGATAATTTATCACCAGATGAAATACGAAAACTATTAGGAGTATTCGATAATGTCGAAAGAAACACCTAACAACCAGGCTTCTAATCTTGCGAGTTCTCTTGGACCCTTAGGCTTAGTTCCAAAATTACTGGATCCTAAGGATATTGACTTTGGTAATAGGTGCCGAAGTGATTATGATGATCAAGGAGAACTATTAAAATCCATAAAAGAACACGGGATACTTCAAAGTATACTTGTGTTAGAAAGACCTAATCAGAACTATTTGCTTCTTGCTGGGGGTAGACGACTAAAAATAGCCTTGGATTTGGGTTTACCTACTATTCCAGCACTAGTATCTACCGTTGAAATGGATGAGTATACTATCCGTGTTTGCGAGTTAGTTGAAAACATCCACCGAAAAGATTTTACCTTCACGGAGGAATTAAAGATAAAACAAAAAATCCACGAATTAATGATCCAAAAACATGGTATTAGACTGGCAGGAAGCCAGGAAAAAACTGGATGGACAAAACAAAACACTGCTGAGTTATTGGGAGTAAGTAAATCATCCATAATAAGTGACCTCCGATTAGCTAATGTTATAGAAGCAGTGCCAGAAGTATTTACTGACGTAAAAACTAAGTCGGAGGCAAAAAAAGTCCTGGAAAAACTGGTAAGAAAAATAACAATTGCAGATAAGGCAGCTGAATTTGAGAAACGTACCTCTGATCTTCCCAAAAATAACTTAGTTAATTCTTATTTGGTTCGTGATTTCTTTGAGGGAATCAAAACCATTCACGATAACAGCTTTGATTTTGCTGAAATAGATCCACCTTATGATATGGACCTAAAATTCCTTCGCAAGAACGATGGTTTTTCTTCTTTGTACGATAAAGAAGACTACAAAGACTCTTACATAAAAGATTATCCTTTGTTTTTGACTAATCTTATGAAAGAGATATATCGAACCCTGGTTATGGGTGGTCAAGGTATTTTGTGGTTAGGTTTAGGTACCCTGAATACTGCTATTGACATATGCACTTCCCTAGGTTTTTCCTGTGGCTATCATCGTATAGGATCTTGGATAAAACCAACTTCCTACTGTTGCCAATCCCGAGTTCCTAATATACTTCTAGCACAATCAATGGAATTTTTTATCTACTTTACAAAAGGCCAAAACTCTAAACTTAATATTCCCGGGTCTCTTAACCATTTCAGTTATAAACCTGTCCCTCCTTCATCTAAAATCCATCCCACGGAACGACCAATAGAACTCATCCAAAACATTTTGGATGTTTTTGTTGGCGCCGGGAGTAGAGTTATCGTTCCGTTTGCAGGTAGTGGAAACACTCTTCTTGCTTGTGCTAATCTTAAAATGTCTGCAATTGGATTTGACCTATCTAAATCTTACCGAGATGGTTTTATTACCCGTGTGTATGAACAACCTTACCAAAACTACAGGAGTTACACTCATGACAACAGAGAAGTTTGTTGAACTTTTTAATGCTCAAATAAAATCCTGTAAAGATATCCTCATAGATAGGGCATCTGTTTACGCACCTAACCAAGACAGACTAGAAAACTTCAAACAAGCCGCATTATTGCAGTCTTGTACTCCTGTTACTGCTCTTGGAGGAATGCTGGCAAAACACATCATAGCAATATATAGTTTTATTTCCTCCCAAGAATCCAATATTTTTGTTTCTCCTGAACAATGGAAAGAAAAAATAACAGACTCTATTAACTATCTTATCCTGCTTTCTGCTTTGCTTGAGGAGTCTTCTAATGTCTAAAGATCTTTGGTTTTATTCTATTGCTCTTGCCGTAAGTAAACAAAGTAAATGCCTTAGCCGACAAATAGGCGCAATACTAGTTAGAGACGATTCAGTAATTGCGCAAGGTTATAATGGGCCAGCTAGAGGTATTCCACACTGTGATACAAGGCATATAATAGACCCACACCTTTACAACACAAATATGGTTTTTTCTGGGGTACGCTGTCCTCGCCATGATCTGGGCTTTAACTCGGGTGAAGGCCTGCATTTATGTATTGCTGCTCATGCTGAACGAAACTGCATTGCGAATGCAGCAAGAAATGGTGTGTGTACTCTTAACACTACTATGTATCTTACTTGCGAAGTACCTTGTAAAGATTGTCTAAGCGAAATAATTAACGCAGGAATAACTGAACTAGTCGTAACTTCTAAGGACGGTTATGACAGTATGGGTGAGTTTATTCTTTCGCACAGTGATCTGGTAGTTAGAGTATATGGGGATAAGTTATAATTGCCTAGGACAGATTTTGACCTAGGCAAACTTAATTTTAAGGCAAACTAGAACCTAACATGTCTTTTATGAGGCTCATATGTCATTTGATATAAATTCCATTTTTGTTCCGGGTGAGGGTCCTAAGGATGCTAAGATAGTTTTTATTGGTGAGGCCCCAGGGACCCAGGAAGCGAGATTACTTAGACCTTTTGTAGGGCCTTCAGGACAGCTATTCGAAGATTGCCTGAGAAAAGCCCTAATTAATCGGAAAGATTGCTATGTGACTAACGTCATAAAAGAACAACCACCAGGTAATAACATAAACTTGTTTATAGATCTATCTAAAAAAACTCCTAAGATATCCGCGCGTGCTCAGGAATATCTGGATATCCTGTATAGCGAATTAAACGAACTTAGCCCGAATGTTCTGGTTCCTGTAGGAAGAATTGCCTTATTTGCTCTAACTGGACTAAAAGAAATAACCAAATACCGCGGGTCTATCTTGTCATCTAATACCCAAACAAAAAGCAGGAAAACTATCCCAATATTACATCCTGCTTCGGCATTACGCGAATATACTTATAGGCACCTAATATTCAGTGATCTACTCAAAATAAAAGAACAATCTAACTATCCTGAGATATCTCTTACTCCACGAACCATACTAACTAAACCCGCTTATTGGGAAGTTATTAATTTTCTCACCACACTTAAAACCTATTCTTATTGTTGTTTGGACATAGAAATCTTTAACAACTATGTATCTTGTTTGAGTTTGGGAAATGATTTTGTTGGATATATGAGCATTCCATTTATGTATAATGGATCAGATTATTTTACGAAGGCTGAAGAACATGAAATATGGGTACTTATATCTGATATATGTGCTGATCCAAAGATAACCAAACTAGGCCAAAACATTATTTTTGATGCAACCTTTCTCATGTCAAAATATGGCATATATACATCACCTCTTGCTGATACTATGATAGCTCATGGTATAGCTTATCCAGAATTACCCAAAGGCCTAGACTATCTTACTAGTGTATATACAGACGTACCTTACTATAAAGATGAGGGGAAAAAATGGTTTAAGCTGGGTGAGGGTTCCTGGGAATCTTTCTGGGAATACAATGCCAAAGACTCTGCTGTTTTACCTGAGATACACAGTAAGCTAGTCAAAACCCTAGAAAAACAAGGTAACATGCCTGTATATGAGCGAACTTTAAGGCTTGTAGAGCCCTTGATCTATATGCAACAACGTGGAATCTTAGTAGACATGGAGGGTCTTACTAAAGCCAACGATAAGGCAACAGAAGATTTAGCACAATTTAATGAGGAGTTTATTAAAGAATGTGGTTTTGAATGCAATCCACAAAGCCCAAAACAACTAAAAGAACTTTTTTATGAGCACAGAGGACACCGCCCATACGTAAATCGCACGTCAGGAACAGTAACAACCAATAATGATGCCTTAAAAAGACTATCAAGACTTGGGGATAATGCAGCAAAAATTCTCCTAAAGATACGCAAACTATCTAAGCTTCAGTCTACCTACTACAACATAGGAATAGACCCAGATAATCGATTACGATGTTCTTACAACCCTGTGGGTACATCAAGTGGCCGTCTTAGTAGTTCTCAAACTATTTTTGGAACTGGTGGAAATATGCAAAACTTACCACCTGAATTCAAGAAATTTTTGAGATTTGATCCGGGCTATATTGGCTATCAAATAGACTTAAGCCAGGCAGAAAATCGGGTAGTTGCATATATTGCACCTGATATTATGATGCAAAAAGCCTTTGAGGAAAACCTAGATGTACATAGTCTTACAGGTTCCTTAATAAGTGGCCTCTCGTATGAGGAGGTAAAGGCCCAAGATAAAGAAAACATAAAATGCGATATCGGAGGTGGGGTATATTCTTGGAGATTCTGGGGCAAAAAAGCTAATCACGGCCTAAACTACGGTCTAGGCTATAAGACTTTCTCATTTTATTATGAGATTCCCGAGAATGAAGCAAGATTTATTGTTAATCAGTATCATAAAGCCTACAAAGGTATCCAACAATTTCATTCGTGGGTACGTATGCGTCTATCCAGGTCACGTACCTTAGAAAACTGCTTAGGACGTAAGAGGCTTTTTCTGGGTAGATGGGGCGAGGAATTATTTAAGGAGGCATATAGTTATATTCCTCAATCTACTATAGCAGAAAAACTAAACCTTGATGGGGTGTGCTTTACTTATTATAATCCAAACTTTTCTAAGGTAGAACTCCTAAACCAGGTTCACGACAGCATATGGTTTCAAATTCCTATGTCTGTACCTTTAGAGACCCATGCTGAAATAGTACTTGCTATAAAATCCGAACTAGAGTCTCCCTTATACTGGAACAATACATCTTTTAGCATCCCTGCTGACGTAGAAGCAGCAGTCCCTGGTGGTAATCTAGCTAAGTATGACCCCAAAACCAATCCCGAAGGTTTGCGTAAAATGCAGGCAACCAATACACTAACTTTGTATAACCAACTAAGGGAATTAGCAGAATGCTGCCAGAACGTAGTCGATTAGTTCCTGACTGGATAGAATCCTATCTAGAGGCAACCGACAATACAGAACCACCTATTCTCTATCGTACTTGGACTGCGGTTAGTGTTATTGCTGCTGTTTTACAGCGAAAAGTATTTCTTGAATGGCACACAAGAATATTTCCTAATATGTATATTGTTCTTGTAGGCCCACCTGGACGTTGCCGTAAAGGTACAGCAATGGTACCAGTCCAAAAAATGCTGAGGGATCTTGGAATAAAGATGGCAGCTGAAGCCACTACAAGAGAAGCCTTGATCCGAGCATTACGTAATAGCAGCAATATGCACCCTAATCCTATGACTGGCGTAGTAGAAAACCACGCCTCACTAACTATCTTTAGTAAAGAACTAACTGTTTTTCTGGGCTATAACAATCTTACACTTATTAGCAACCTCGCTGATTGGTATGATTGTGATGATTTATGGACATACACCACCAAAACCCAAGGAACAGACGAAATAATGGGTGTGTATGTTAACCTTATAGGTGCTACTACACCCGAACTTATACAAAGTTCTCTTCCTCTTGATGCTATTGGTGGTGGTCTTACAAGTAGAATAATCTTTGTTTACGAGGAAGACAAAGCAAAGAAATGCCCAGCCCCATTCTTGACAGCAAAAGAAAAACAAATGTTTGAGGATCTTCGTAATGACTTAGAGCAGATACATATGTTTGTAGGGGAATTCAAGTTTAGTGAGTCATATCTAAACCATTGGGTAGAATGGTACATGACTCAGGATAAAGGAATAGAATTCACTGACCCGAGAATGGCAGGATATTACGAAAGAAGGCCAATACACATACTAAAACTCAGTATGATCTTAAATGCATCACGCACTAACATGATGGTGCTTGAAGAACAAGACCTAAAAAGAGCAATAAAACTTCTAGAATTTACTGAAAGCCGTATGCCTCTCACTTTTATTGGCGTAGGTCGAAGTAAACACGCAGATACACTAAGCAGGATTCTTAACTTCATCCAGTCACGGCCTGCTACCACTAGAAGTGAGATTCTACAAACATTCTATCGTGACTTGGATGTTGCAACATTTGATACTATAATTCAAAACCTTATATGCATGAAAGCCATAACCATGGAACGTACTGGTAACTCGGATCCATTAATTCGAGTAATTCCTAATTCACCAGCAGTTAGAAACATACTAAGAAAGGACATTTAATGGACATCAAAGAAGAATACGCAAAGAAGATTTTAGATTATCTTGTTACGGAAGGCAAACTCACTGAAGAAGACCTTAAAAAAGTAAAATCAGCTATTCCTTCTCCTCTTGTTGAGGATGCTATGCGTATAATACACGCATTATGCTGTATTAGGCAACATGACACTACCGACGATCCATTTATTCCGTACTGTGATTTTTATGCTCCAAGAGGTAAGGCTAAGGCAATTTGGGTGGATCGTACACTAAAACTAATAAAAACCCATTCTATTCCAGAAAACGACTTAAACAATATTCTAACCCAAATAAACCACATCTTTCGTACTCTTGAGTCTCTCGAAGTAACCAATAAATCTCATCTTTCTTTTGCCTTGGATTTGATTTGCTATAGGTTCTTGTCAGATGAGTTAGAAGAAATAGCTAAAGAATGTTGTTAGGATTTTGTTAAGATTCCCTAGGACACTTTCTGTCCTAGGGAATCTTAATAACTGAGTGAGTTTATTTTAATCCGTGGGCTTCAGCAGCCTTATATTTACGTAATCGCATATAACCACTGAGTGGTTTTCCACTAAGCCTGCGTTGGATTCCTTCCTGTAAATCTATAACAAACTCAGGTTTTTTGTCATTTATGACTTTGATATTCCACGCAATGACTTCGTCATACACATCAATCATTCCTTGGTAGTCATTCCTATTATATGCATGCATAAATCTATCTACCAACTGAGTAACTTTAGTTCGCCTAAAGTCTTCTGCTTTTTCTATATCCTGGGTTATTCTCCAAAGCTTGGCTTTTTCCAGACTCTGAAAACCTAGGACTTTCTTTACAATGTCGGTATTGGTGTATTTGATAGGGATGCCTTCTTCGTCAGGCCTAGAGATTGGAGTTCCTCTAAGAGTATACAATCCTTCAGATTTGCCTCTAAGAGCATTTAAGATATTTCGAACAAAGATAGAAGGAAAAACAATTTCCATAACTCGTGAGGCTCCTGCTCCTGACTGGTATGCTCGAACTCCACGATAGATATCTAAAGGAATTTGACCAGCTACACCCAGCAGATCCTCAACAGCTTCAGGTACTCCTATCTCATATGAGCCACCAAGAGAAACTCCTGTTACTGAAGGCAACCCGTACATAGCAATATCCCGGATAGTTTCATTATCGGGAAGCTTTTCTCGAAGCATCTTTTCGGGATCATCTCCAGTAAGCGAGGAAAATAGATTCATCATAACTTTCATAAGAGGAAGTCCGGCAGGAATACCTGCTAAGGCCATTGTATGTGCTATACTAAGAAGAGCCATTGCAGGACCTCTAAGGCCTTGTTGGTGTCTTAGCATATTATTCCACATTTCAAGCTGGTGGTGCATGAAAAATCGAAAAGTGTAACCTATTTGAGATATCTTTCCAGCTTTCCCTGTGCGTACCATCAGGGGCTTGTTATAGCTAGCAAACTCCCCAAAACTATAGTTTACTACATCATCACAGAAGTTTATAGCTTTTTTCATGTTTTTGGGGTCTGACATATCAAGTTTTTGGTTAGGAGTTAGGTTGTATTTAGTGAGAGTTTTTTTATTATCTATTTTCCCATCTCGAAATGCTCGATATGCTGCCAGTGCTGTTACGGCTCTGCCGTACCACTCAGTCATACTCATACCACCTAGCACAAAGGTTGTATAAGCTTGCAGCATATTCATAAACTTAGACTCAGCTTTTCGGAGATTTACTTGAAGCTCATTGGTCATCTGGTGTTGTACAGTACCTTTTGTGAGCAGTTGTACCATAAGATTTATTTCGTCTTGTTGCAGATGGTTTGCGGAGGGATCTTTTTTTCCGTGGATTCCAGCAAACCTAGGTTGTTCCGGAAGCTCTGAGATAAACTGCTTTGCTATGTCTTTTGCTGCTCGTGGAAACATTAAGGTACCAGATTTGGAGTGAAGCCCAACTGCCGGGATACCTCCTGTAAGAATTGTCGAAATATTAACAAACGTTGATTTTATTATAGCACCAAGGTATATTCCAGCAAGTGCTGCCCTGGTGGTGTCTACTGTTCGGTCAAGTGAGGTGTAAGGTTTTAGGTTATCAGTTATAAACTTATCCAACAAGGTATGTTCAAATTTATTTGGTTTAAGTGTGTACATAAGTTTGGTGTATTCTTTAGCTGCCTCAATTTTAGCTATAGAAGAATGCAGTCCCCACATATAGTCATACAGGACTTTTCCCACATCTTGTGTTTCGTATCCCAGGATTCCTCGTCGCTTTGCATAGTGGGAGAAGCCTTTAAGTTTCAGGATATGTGCTACTTCGGTAGGAAGAGTTTTTAGGATTTTTTCAGACATTTTTTGAGCAAGTTGTTCTTGTTCTGGGGAGAGGGAAGCCAATATTCCTCTATATTCAGGACTATCTTTATAATGATTGATAGCTGTATCCAGAACCCGAGACATGACATCTATAGGAACCGGAGAGTTCATCCAGAACTGTTCTATTTCATCAGAGCTTTTAATTTCGCTAAAGGTAAGATCCCTTAGGTTAGGATCACTCTGTATACGTTCTCTGATTCTTTTTATGTACTTTTTACCTCCCAGCTTTTCCAGTAAGGATGTATCAAAAGGAATCCTTGCTACAAGATTACCTTCTGAGTCAGTACCTTCTATATATGCCTCTCCATAGAAGTTATGTGGAAAGTAGTTAGGTATAAACCCTGTGTTCTGTATAAACTCTTCCAGCTTTGTCTGGTCTGCTGTAGGATCGTGTTTGTAATAGTTGTAATAAGTTTGATGAGCTTCAAGCAGCCTTAAACGAACATTATAGAGATAGTCATTTACTTCAGGATCAAGGTCCTTGGTATCAAGAAACTCCTGAAATTCTTCAAGATGTTTTGGATTTAAGTCAAGTTTGCCGTCCTCTCTGCTGATATAAGGCACTGCCTGGACGGCCTCAAGCTGTTTTCCATCTAAATCATTTAATATTTTGGCTATGGTTATTTTTTGTTCAGATGTTAGTTTTGGCCATTTATCTAGGCCCTGCATACTTTTTAAAAACCCCTCGTTTCTAGTATTCGTACGTGATTGAGCCACACGATAAACTGGTTCGAGCTTCTTTGCTACTTTGGCATTCCAGTAAGGTATTCCAGCATATTGACGATAAAGCTTTCCTAATCGTCGGCTGACACCACCTTTAGGAAGCTTAGAAAACTGAGAAGAGATATCCTCCGTGAGTTCGTTTAACATTTGGGGTCCGAAAGAATACAGGGATATAGGATTTGACCTAAGCTTTTCCAAACCCTCAGGAGTTATTTGTATACTAGGCTGTAAAGAGTTTGTGTTAGTAGTATGTATCCATCCCAAGCTAAAATTCTTTTTTCCTACAGCCTTATTGAGTATATCTTGAAATAACTTACCCAGTAGGCCTAGAGTCTTATTTTCAGAGGAACCATAAACTATCCTAGGCCACGCTGCTTCAAATCTAATATTATTCCCAGAAACTACACGATCGATAAGTAACTTATTTGCCACATAATCACCTACATAATGCTTTAAGTCTTCTGGTTTTATTTCCTCTGATTGTATTTCATCGACCGTTGGATAAATATATAAAATATTTTCCTCTTTATCATATTCCAGTTTAGTAACTGCTTGTGACAAGGCATCAGACCAACGACTTATTTGTTGTTCGCCAGTTGTCCAAGCTATCGTAGAAAAGCCCTTATCAGCAAAATACATAAGAACTCGTTTTAAAAGAAGAGTGTTATAAGACTTTCGAAAAGGAGCATCAATAGACCTTTTATAATCTTCAAGATAATACCCTTCTCGTTTTCCTTTTTGATGACGGGCGCTTTGTACCTCATCAATAAAACCTACGGGCGACGTAGTATCACCTGCATCAATCTTGTTTGTTTCTTGAACACGTGCCCAGCCTATATTTTTTTTCCCTTCATCTTCCGCAAAATGCAGAGAATCATATGGAAGTTCCTCCGCTTGGAAACTAGTTATAACTAGTTCTGTGTTATTAATTCCTCCTGGGGTAGTCCATGATATATGTTTAAGCTTTTTAATTTTTTGGTTTTTCTTTTTCTTTTTTATTTGATTAGTAAGACTACCTATCTTCTTAACTATTCTGGTATCATTTTTTATATACGTTATATACTTCTCCGGCATATATCTCAGCGCAAACACGTCATTAATGGAACGGTCCTGCATTTTATTTATTGCATAACCATGAACATAATCATGACTTTTCCTAAAATAATTATTAATAGTTAAACGCTCCGGTGAATCGGGAGCAGGGGACTTGCCAGATTTAAGTTTCTTAAAAAATGTATTAAGTTTTTCATATTCTAGATAGATTGGATTTTCAGTAAGTTTATATAAGGTAGAAAACATCTCGGGTGAGATATCACCTAACGAATCATAAGGATTATGATACCTCTCCCCAGTAACAGGATCTGTATAAATTGCTTTATAGTTAGAATTATACTTATTCTGTGTTCGAAAAACCTCTGTCAAAAAGGTCTTGTGCATATCATCTTTTTTAAGGGTAAGCTTCCTTTTACCTTTTTCTAAGGCTGCTATATGTCCCTCTTCTTTTGTAGCTACCTCAGAATATATTACTTCATTTACTAGTATGGCTTTTTCCTTAAATACTTCTGCCACATCCCGAAGTTTAACTTTTCCTCCATGCTCTTCGGCTAATTCCTCTAAATCATCTTTTGCTGAAGTTAACCTAAAGATATCATCTAATTCTTCTTTTTTTATATAAGCTTTTCCCGGTTTTTTTCCTGGTACTTCTTGCCCACTATATTTATCAAGCCAATAATAAAGCTGATCTAATGTCATTTCGTTTGGCATTGAAGG